ACCGGTAATCCGGCATAGATGAGAGGCGATAGGCACCCCCGATCGTGCTATCGAGAATCCGGGTGATCGCACCCGCAGCCCAACCATCGTTGCGACGAAGGTCACGCGAGCGCGAGACCATGCGGTCGCGAAACTGGTTGATCTCGGCATCAGGCGACCGAATCCATGGCAACCAGTCCGACATCTCGGACGTGTACCAGTCAGCTGCCTCATAGGGGAATATGGTCCCCTGCGGGCCGCCATTCAGTCCGGCGCGGGTGTTCGGCCTGCCACTTGGAGAAGACTTCGGTGTGGCAAAAAGGCTCCTCGCTCGACTGATCAAACCCATATCAGAAACCCGGCCTCATCGCGCGGCGCCGGCCGCCGAGACCCAGCACATAGGCAAGGGTGTCGATGCGCTGTGTCAGCATTCCGATATCGGCTTTCGTGTAGCTGACGCTCTTACTGCCATCCCCTTGCGTGTAGGAGACCGCCTCAGGGTTCTGGCCCATGCTCAGCGCCTGCAAGGCAGTCTGCGCCTGGGTGAGCCAAAGCTGCAAAGTTGCTTGCGGAACGCCGACAAATTCGGCCGGGATTCTGCGCGGAGGGCCGCTGCAATACATCGCGGAGACCTTCAAGGTTTCAGCTATGCCAGCCGCATCGCCAGCGACTTGCGTTGTTCTCTACCCTGGTTCGTCTTCGCAAACGGAGAGGGCACGATCGGCGCCGAGACCGGTCCGGTGTCGGCCACCGGAAGGGGAGGGGTGGCCTCCTTCTCGTTCGCCGCATCAACGCCGTCTGCGCGGCGGTTCAGCTTCAGCCCGAGATGGATGAGGCCGCAGAGCGCCGCATAAGCATAGACCCGCATATCGAGTGCCTCATTCGCGCGCCCGGGCGGCAATTCCCAGACACGGAAGCGCTGCCCGTTCATCTGCTTGACAACTGAGCGCTCGCTGACGAGCTGGGCGAAATAGTTCACATCCCGGTCGCTCGGGAAATGCATGAAGCCAGGCCCTGCCGCCTCGGTGTGGAGGCGATCGCGGATCACATCCTTCGCCGCGTTTACGCCGATGATAACAGGGCGATAAGTCGACCGGTTGCGGGCGCTCGGCCGCTTCGTTGGCCAGACAGGAGACCGGGCCCCGCCGCGGGCCGATTCACCCTTGATCGCCCATATCCGCCGGCCGATGCGGGCTTTGCAGAACTCGTAGGCGCGCTGCGTGTGATGACCACCAGAGTCAACGCAGGCAGCCTCAACGACGAAGCCATTGCCGTCCGCGCGGTGCCATACTCGCTTGAGGTATTCGTCTACCTTGTCCCAGGTCGCAGTCAGGCCTGGGTCGCCCTCGATCACTTCGTGATCGATCGACCAGCTTTCCTCGTCTCGGCCCCAGCCGACGACCTCGATCTCAATGCGATCGTCCTGGGTGTCGATCCCTGCCGTCAGGAGAGCAACGCCGTCAGGAACGTCTGCGGCCCAAACCTCACGCTGGCTGAGCAGCCGCAGTTCGCTCAGTGCGTGATCGCCGCGATCCTCATAGGGCTCACCGAGCACCAGGTTGATGAAGGTCTGTCGAGCCAGCGGGTCTGACTGCACCCGCAACCATTCGGCCACGAGGTTCGCCCAGCATGCATTCGAGAACAGGCTGTATCCGGCCCAGATATGAAACCCAGCATGACCTCTGAATGGAGCGCCAGCGATCCACTCGCCGGCGGCGATCATCTCTGGCTTATCGGCTTCGTCAATGATGCAGCCATTGGCGCGGCAAACGTAGAATGCCGTTTCCGGCATATGGGTTCCGTCGTCGGACTTCCTCCACTTGATCCCGTGCGGAGTGTCCCGGCCTCCCCATTCAAGGGGCTGCATCGCGCCGCAGTGCGGGCACGGGACGTGGTATCGCCGCTGGTCGCTCTCCAGCCAGGACTTCTCAATTCGGCTGACACCCTTGATCGTCGGAGTGCTTCCCAGAACCACGCGCCGATTCCAAAATGTCTCGGACCGCTTCGTGCCCAGTGCGATTTGGTCACCCTCGGACCCAGCACCACCACTCGGATATCCGTCCACCTCATCGAAGAGGATGATGCGGGCAGTGATGCGCCGAAATCCGCCGGGGCTATTCGCCCCGACCAGCGTGAGACTCGATCCGTTGAGAAACAGCTTCTTCAGAATCGTTTGGTCTGTCGCCTTCGCCCTGGGGTCAGGCCGGATGGCTGCAAGAGCTGGCGTGTCGCGCAGCATCGGAGCGATTTCGGTCTTCGAATAATCCTCGGCATCCTCAACGCGAGGCTGGACCACAAGAATAGGGGAGGGGTCCTGCGATAGGTAATAGCCGATCGCATGATCGAGGATTTTCGTGTAGCCAACACGAGCCGACTTCATCACCGTGATCTTTCCGACCGCCGGATCCGTTATCGCGTCCATGATACCATTCTGGTATCCGAACGCCTCGAAGCGACCCGTCTGCGCACTCGTCTCTTTCGAGAGAACTGCGTAGCGTTCGGCCCACTGGCTGAGGGTCAGCTTCGGCGGGGGTCGAAGATTGTCACGGATCGTCTCCGCAGTCGCCAATACCAACGCATCATAACCGCGCTGATACCGCCGCTCAGACGGGGCGGTCGCCATCGGCAGAAAGTTCCTCCAAAATTCGAGTGACCATATCCAGCATCATGTCTTGAAGCTCGGCCACCGTCTTGCATCGGTGCAGCTTGGGGGCCTGCTCGGCCGGCAAAGCCAACAGTCTCGTGCGAACCCTGGACAGCTGCTCACCAAGAACCTTGGTTACCGCGGCGATTTCGACGACGGACCCGGATTTCAGGTCATACTCAATCTGCTTCAGACGAGCGACAAAGCTGTCCCGATAGCGCTCAGCGTCATTCCGTGATGCGAAGACGCCTTCGGCTTCTATAATTGCTATGGCAGCGCGCGCATTGGCGGCTGCAGGACCGTCGACCGGAATGTCCATGACAGCACTGGAGACCCGAGGACTTCCGCCACGCGCCGCTCGCCGGCCGCACTGCCATTCATCAATGCCGGTTGGATCGACGCTGCCATCCACCATGGTTCTCAAGTGGCCGCGCTCACGCGCTTTTCTGATAGCCGTGTGGCTCACGCCAGCTATTTGGGCGGCGGCTCTATCGGAAAGACCGATAGGCATCAGCGCTGCCCTTTGGCGAACATCGAATCGACTACCTTTTGGATTGCATCCCCAAGTGCCTTAGGAAGTTCCTTGTCGACGATCTTCTGAGCTCGATCGACAAAGTCGAGATGCTTCTTAACCTCAAGCGCATCGCCAAATCGGACGAGGAGCTTCAATCCGATGCGCTCCGTGCCAGCCTTGAGCTTGCGGCGACGTTTGGCGCCCTTAGCGATAGCTGGCGGCCTCTGCCACAAACCGGTCACGCCATGAACGGTCCCGATGAAATTGCCGGGCTTTTCTGCCAGTTCCTTGAACTGCGCCTGGCGCATCTGGCCATAGGCATCAAGCCGAACGGATTTGGGATTAAGCAACACTTTCCCAGGAAGCTCGTGAAGGCCGCCAGTCTCGTAGGGCGCAAGGTATTTCGCAACTTCGGGGCGCACAAAGACCGTGGCGACGGGGGTAGCCTTCGTGGCAGAAGCCATGAAGACGGAATTCTTGGTAAAGGGCCGGGGATGAGCGAACAGTTCTCCAATCGCGGCCCGCTCCTGCGCCCGAACCGCACGGCCGACACTGTTGATCGCTACAGCGGCGGCAAACGGAACCTGCTTTTTGAAATCGCCGAAGGCGCGTTCGAGCACACTCGTGTCGACTTGAACCAAAAGCGCTGGCATCAGCGTTTCCGTGTCGGTCCCGAAGCAGACGCGTGATCTCGACAAAAGTCGTGCGGAGAAACCGTAGGCCAGATCGCCATAAGTCTCTCAGCAGGGTTATCAGTCCGACCAGCGAGGGCTACCGCGTGGCCGAATACAGCAGACACGACTGCCTGAGGCGCGGCTCCATGGCATTCTCCCACAGACCCATCACCCTCGGCACAAACAAACCAACGGCAGGTGGAGCAGCTATCCGCCATTGCTTCTCTACCTTGGGCTTCTATGTAACGGGATGATTGCTGCTCAGCGCCCATCAGGCACAACTCGCAACTCTAGCGAAGGTTACGCACGCAGCCGGGTGGTAGTCAAGTGGTAGTGCGTAACCACCCACGCTGTTCGCCCCTCAATTCGGTGACGGGCCAACAAAGTCTGCCGCGCGGATGCGGGAGGGCCCAAGTGACTTCTCGGGAGAATAGAACTCGACCAATCTATCGAGTCCGGAAACAAGCTGACCCATGGCCACGCGATAGTCGATACCCTGCTGCTCGGCCCAGGTAGTCACAGAGAGGCAGTCGAAGGCAACGGCAGCGAGGATCATGACGGATCCACCAAGCCATGCAAGGACGCCCTCGAGTTCAGCCCGCATCGTGCACTGCGATAGAAGCGCAGACTGCTTCGCTTCCGATATGCCGGACGCCCAGGAACCGCCGCTTGCTGACTTGCTGAGGTAGTCGCTCGACCCTCCTAGTCCAATGCCGCCAGCCACCTCCTCATGGGTGCGGATAAGGCGCTCCACGGCCATCACGTGCTTCTCGGTGATCAGCTTTGGAGAGACTTTGTGAAGGCGCCGCACTACGTTGACGCGAGCGAAGGTTATCCCATCACGCTCGAGTAACGGGCCTCGGACCACGTTGCCCTGCGGATCTGTCACAGCCGTGCGCCGAACAGAAGGGGCGATCGCCTCGGCCTCAGCCTCCTCTCTCGCAGCGTTCTGCGCGGCGATCATGATGGCGCGTTGTTTTTCCTGCGCCCGCTTGAGTCTGGCGCGGAATGCCTTCGCCTGCTTTCGAGACATTGGCTCAGAGGGGGCTGCGGGCAATGGCGTGACAAGCGCCTCGATCTTCGGCGCTCCATTCCTGATCACAGATTCGACCCGCGCCCGCTCCGAAGCCTGCTCAGCGTCGATGCGTGCGATCGATGCGGTCTGCTCCGGCGTGAGATCGCGGTGAACTTTTGCCAGCATGGGTCGAAGCTCCTGGAGAAAGACGGCCTGGGGATTTGCCGTCGTGGATTATGCAACTCGGGGTTGAGCGGAAACCGAACTTTTGGCAGGTGGAAACTTGGAAACCTCAGTTTGGAACCCTGGCTAGGGATACATCGGGCTCGCGCAATGCCCGTGCGATTTCAAAGGCTTAGAGGGACCCAATACCCCCCGGGGGGGGGTGTCGGGGAGAGGGGGGATGGGCGAGGGGATGAGGGCGGCCCGCCCTCGCCACCGGAGGGATAGCCTCCAAGCTTGAGCGGTCCCGTGGCCGGGTGATGGGGTCAAGCTGCATCGACTGACAATCCCCCGGGCTTCAGGTCGATCAAGCGAGCCGAACGAAAGACTGCTTCGCCGAGCCTGGGGTAATCCAGCCACAGCTCGCCGTTCTGCACGTTGCCCGCGATCCAATCTTCGCGCTTGGGCACTCGTATCGATCCAGGACAACCGTCGTTTCGCCACCGCGTCAGGATCCGCGACCACTGTTCCGATGCGAGGCGCTGTTCTGACGTGAGGCAGATCTGGCCGACAGCTTCGGTTTTCAGGCTATTCCTTCCACTCTCAGCGTCGCTCCGACACCAGTTTCGCCAGGTCGCCGACCAGTCGAGCTTCATCCCAGAAGCCCCTGCTTTGGAGCGCCAATAATCCAGAAATTTGGGCAAAACCATTGCGACGTCTAGGCCGCAGCCGGTTGCAAATCCGCAATCATCGTCCGACGGGCGCCAATCTTCCGGCAATCTCGTTCCGTTCGGCTCTTGCCTCGCCTCGCGCGCGACACCCGACCGAAGGGAGGGTTCTTTCTTCTCCTTCCTTCCTCCTCCATCCTCCATCTGCGGAGACTTTTCCCCCTTTGTGGAAACCGGTGGGGAACTGGTGGGGAACCGGTCGGGAACTTCTTCTGATTGATCGCTCCCGTTTTCGGAAGCATGCTCAGCTTGAACTTCGATAAGTTCGGAACCCGGCTTATCTGTAGCCGCGTATTTCCTCCACTCGACGGGAATGGGATAGATCGAGTTCGGTTTTTTGGGTCTTTGCCACCGACCGAAGTTACGAACCGCGCCATACTGACGACCATCGACTTCGTATCGGGCAACGATGTCTGCGCTCACCAGTTCCGCCAGCAGGGATGAAACATCCACGTTGTCGGCTGGCATGAGCTTCATTTTGAGGCCTAACGGCTTCCATTCGAATGCGCCCCTGTCGTCGCACTCGTTCCATATGCCGATGGCAAGCAGCCGAGCGCCTAAAGAGACAGAGACGAATGCTTCATCTGTCCAGAGGCCGGGGTGAACTGACCTGATGCGCGCCATTAGTCTTTCACCTCGTGGATCTCGACGACGGTCTTTCCCTGACCAGGGGGACAGATGACCGTCAGAAGTTTGAGCTCGAGCGCGCCTGGCGCATCATTGGCGATAATCCCGAGGCCATTCGGGCATCGCTTGGAGTAGGGCTGCAGCACGTCGAGCAGCGGCTTCAAGCCGCCGTATAGGCCGTCAACATCCGGACGGCCCGCAGAGTGCCGTTCGACCACCAGCCGGGCCTTGGCGAAGGGCTGAGGTGGGCGCTTGCCCACCGTCAAGGCCAAGACCTCCTGAGCGACGGCGGCTCGGTGCTTGGCGTAGACGCGATGGTGCATACCACGCAGCTCATTGAGAGTTTTCGTCGGAGCGCCCAACGTGAAGGAGATCTCAGCGCTCATATTGCCGGAATCTCAATGAACTTAACCACGCGCTTAAGTCCGGCTGCTCTCAGGATGCGATCGCTAGCCGGCCTGCGCGCGTTGAGCACCAGGCTGATCATTTGCTCCGAGCATCCAGCACGCTCCGCAAATGCACGCTGGCCGCCGGCTTCCCGGCATGCCTTTGTAATGCGGGCATAGACGGCGACCTCATCAAGTTCGGCGCTCACGCTGATCACATCCCGAGCGCGCGGCGGTAGACGTCGAGTAGGGTCTCCTGCTCCTCGACATCCGCAGGCTCCTGCTTCCGGATACGAATAAGCTGGCGGAGCACCTTCACATCGAAGCCTGCACTCTTCGCCTCTGCGAAGATATCCTTGATGTCGGAGCTCAGTGCCTTGCGCTCTTCCTCAAGTCTCTCGATCCGCTCGATAATACTGCGCAGCCGATCGGCCGCGATGTTGCCCTGCGATGCGGCATCTGCAGTTTCAGACGCCTCCCAACCGCTATTGTGTCCCACGTCACTCATATTCGTCGGAGACCTCAAAAAGAGGCGACTGGACCCGAAGACCCAGCCGCCTGAGTTGGGGAGGAAAACGCAGCAGAAGAGCCCTGCCGCCCGGCATCACCCACCAAGGTGGTGGTGACCTGGTTTGCGGAAGCAGCGCACGCCACCCACGAGGAGCAAGAATGCTCCGGCCTGGTGCGCCAACCGCGAGAAGAGAGATCGTTTAGCAATATCGCGCATGCGCCATGCTCATCACCGTCGTCGTCCTCAGCCCACCACCAACAGGTCGAGCATGAGACGCACTCCGAGGCGTGGCTGTCTGAGTATAGATCTTGCTCGGTCACTCAGATGATCTCCGACGCAAAGCAATTGCGGAGAACTCCGCGGATCCAGACGAGGTGAGAACGTACTGGTTTGCACCCTCTCCCCAGGTTAGAAGGCCGGCGTTGATGAGATTGTCGATGTGCCGCGGGCGGTCGAAGAGCCGATCCTCTACGGGATCTGCCGAGCCCCCCCCTGCGCCGAACCCTCCAGCGGCCATCACGAAGCCATTGGCGGCCGCTTTACCTAGAACGCGCCTTTGCGCATCTGTGATGCGAGTCATCAGACAGAATCCTTCATGCGGAACTGAAAGACCTTCATGCCGTTGTCATCGACCTGGCGCGTCTCAACACGGTCCATGTCACGCAGAGCGCGCACCTCGTCGATCGACCTCGGAGACCCAGGAGACGGTTCCATGCGACCGAGCGCGAGTAGGGCGTAGGTTGCCCACGGCGCGGATGGCGAACGCCTGGACCGGGAGAATCGGCTCATGCGAGCCACCCAGAAATGATCGGGGCGCCTCTGTGCTCGCGGTCGAACACAAACCAGGCGTAATCGAGCGATCCGCCACTGGCCTTCACGAGGGCTTCGCCGGGCGGCATCGACGGCCGGCGGCTGAGGACGTAGACGCGTGCTAGGGGCCCGCTCTCATACCAGGGCTTGCGGCCTCGTGACGCCAGGAAGGCGAGGGAGGCCACCACGGCGACCTTCCCGGTGGTCAGCCTCAGCGCATGGTCCACGAACGCCTGGAGCCGCTTGTATGGCGGGTTGCTGATAATTGAGACCGAGGTGGGCTGCGTCAGCTCGAAGAAATCGAGACCAACGGCACCGTAGCCACGATCAACGATGTCCGAGCCGATCGCGGAGATGCCACGCGCCAGACACCGGGCTGGAATGGTACCTCGTCCGCAGCAAGGGTCCCAAATGGCCGGGCCGAAATCCTCGCGGTCCAACAGCAGGTCTACGGACCACGGCGGCTCAACATACCAGTCTTCCTCCGCGCGAGCATATCCGGACGCCCTCACGACTTTTCTCCCGACGACCGGGCGCGCCGTGCAGCCGATGCTCTGCGGCCTTCAAGAACCTGGTCACGGCGGAGTGCGGCTTTTATGCGAGGTAAAGCCCAGTTGATTTGATTCTCGCCGTCCTGGTGCACAGCTAGGCAAAACCTCAACCACAGCCAGTTAAGCCACCACTTCATTGTGCATCTCTCCGCGCAATGGTCTGTGCTTCCAGGAGTTCAGCCTTATGACGAAGCTGCGCAATCTGGCGCTCACGCCACTCTTGGTGCCAGGACTTCACTGCCCGATATTCGTCGGCCCAGACCCGCGGAATTTCCATCCGCATGAGCTTTGCAACCCGGCTCGGCTTCATTTCAACGTGCCGCGCGATATCGGCGATGACGCGCTTGCGCCCCTCGCTAAGACGCTCGGTTACGACCTCATTGAGGAAGCTGCCGATCTCTTCTGCTTCAGTGGTTGTGCAGGACATTTGACGGTTCTGGATTTGTGACGAGATTTTCGACATTTGAAACGCACCCCGATGTTTGATGATCGACATCGAGAGCAGGGGAGGCACCAATGACCGACGACATGGAGGACGAAGGTCTGCCGGGCATCCAGCCGACATGGTGGCTAGGAACGCTTACGCGGCTCTGGCTTCTTGTGTGGAAGATTGTGACGGAAGAGGCTGTGACAGATGAAGATCGCCGTGACGCCAACAGGGATCGGCGCCTCGCGGAAGGAGACGAATAGGTGGCCCGGCGCAGACCGAGCCACACTACGGGAGAGCTGATGCCGACGGCGGTGGGGATCGCCGCGGCATCGTGCGCCTCTATGGACGACGAGCGCCCAGCGGGAGGTAATGCTGCGCTGGTCATGCGGGCTGGAGCATCTTCGGTCGCGCAGGCTCAGGGCGATGCAGCTTAATCCAGAGAGTGGCGACGATCTCCATGTCGCGCTCTTCGACGAACGCAGCTGCGAGTTCCGGCATCTGGGCGGAGGTTTTGACCGAAATTACGCGAGCGGCAAGTGCCGCAGAAGCGGCGCCCTCATTGTGTCGGTCATAGGCGCCGAAGAATGCGGCAACCGACTTAACCGATCGGTTAAGTTGCTCAGCAATGTAGCCATCGGTGAGGCTGAGCTTACGCATGGAGAGCGCATTCTCTCGCTCGTGCTTCGAAAAAGGACCAGCGATGAGCTCCGCACGCTGGAGTGGAGCGCGCGAAACGTCAGCACCGAAATCGCGAGCGGTCTTCATTCGCAACCGCGCCCCACTTCGCCCTTGTTCTTCGGAGAGGTGAACTCCTTCCAGTGCCGCCAACCGGACGGACAAGCGAATCCCCATTCCCGCACGCGCGGGCCGGTGATGAACAACGTCCAGCATGTCTCGTCGGGGCGGATCTCGATGCGGTGCAACTGCTCGGCGCGACGGAAGATGACCGACCCGCGCCGGCGGATCAGATTGCGGCCCGGCATGCGCTCCAGATACCGACCCTTGAGCAGAATGGAGATGTTCCACCACGGATGGTCGTGCATCGCACGGTCATCGTCGCTGTGACGGAACTCGTGCAGGTACACGTTGAAACGGCTATTGCGCGGAATCAGCCACCAGCGCCGCAGATAGGGATCGGCAGGATCTCCAATGACGAAATCCGGAGCGCGCCTGAAAATACTCATGCCTTGACTCCTGGGGCACCGACGGCCCCCACTTGGAAGACGGTGTGCGGCTTCCGCGGGCAGAGCTGGTTCTGGCACTCAAGGTTCGCGCCTGGCGGGCAGATGCAGCCCATTGGGAGTCGGCCCTCGGGGGGTTCGACCCGCAGGGACGGAGGGGCATCCACGCGGGAACGGAACCAGCATTCGCCGGAATGGACGATCCCGCAGGACGGGCAGGCGGCGGGGCACGATGCTGTGCTCATTCGACACCTCGGATCTGGCTGGCCAACGCCAAGGTGGGTGAATGCGCCGCACGGTCGCGCCGATCGTCATGGGGCGGGTCGCAGCGCACGACCGGGCAATAGTGCAGCCCATGGGTCTCACGCGCCGCGCCGCAGTGCGTGCAAACCACCAGCAGCCGTTCGCGCGGCGATGTGGAGGATGCGGCCCTCATCGTTCCGCTGCTCATGCGCTCCCTCCGGTGGGTGCTGGGCCAGTCTGGACGCCGAGAAGGCGGTGGGCGTCCAGGATGCGCAGAACATGCCGCTCCGGCAGCCCCAGAGACCGGGCGATGATGTGCGGCTTTTTGCCGCTGCGGGCGAAGCTCAGCACCAGCGTCGCCACACGCGCACGCTCAGCCCGCGCCATGGCCATGCCGGCCTGGAACATAGCCTCCTTGATCTGAGCCCCTGCGGTCTCGATCTGGGCGGCCAGCGGTGCGCTGAGCGTGATCATGCTGCGTGCCCCAGTGCTTCAGGCAGCCGAGCGAGTTTGGATCAAGATCCCGACATGGCCGGGCGGCACATCCATGATCATCTCGGTGCCACCAGCTACGTCGAAGTTGGTGTGCATTTCGACCAGGCTCCCCAGCGCGGAGAGACGATCGAGAGACAGCCCATCCAGCGAACCGGCCGGGCCACTTCCGTCTTTTGCCGCGCCGTCGGCGGACTTCTTCTCCGAGGGATTGTTTTGCAGGCCCGCGGCCGTTTCTTGCGCCAAAGTACTGGCGCCCTCGCCAATGGGAGTTCCATGGCCAAAAAGCCGCGCTGCGCGACTGGATACCTTGCCGCCAACGCCTCCTGCGCCACAGGAAACGTCGAGGCTGTGGGAGGCCGCACTCAGTTCGAACGTCTCCCCATCGATCCGCATCTCGGCGATTGCCGCCGGCGCGCCGGTGAGGAGAAAATCATAGATCGTCCGGGCATCGCGGAGCACATCAACCGTGCTCTTGTGACCGTCGCTTGCACGCGCCAGACGTTCGGCTGCCTCAAGAGCGCTATGCCGAACCGTGACGATCTCAAGAGGTGTGAGGCTCATAGGACGTCTCCTAGAAGAGGTTCAGAGTTTTCCGACAATGAAGCCAAGGCGAACCACGATGACGAGGCAGATCACCGCCAACGCGAGCTGCAGGATCACTGCAAACTAGATGGCAGTGGCTCTGCTTCTGTGTCTGGCGCGAACAAGCGGCAGCACGCGCAGAGTCCGAGACAAAGGCCTGCAGCAAAGCCTATGACGCTGGACAAGAGGCAGCCCGAAAGAATGGCGAGGAAGACCCAGATCATCCTCCGCATTCCCTCGCTTGGACGAGCAGCCAATCGAAGTACAGCGCGATCGCGATGGTTCCCAGGATGAGGTGCGTGATCATGGTTGAGCCTTCCATGGCGTGGCAGCGCCACCACCACAGCCGTAGCCAGTGGCGACTATGCCCTTCACCGGCGCGGCACTCACTGTGAGGTATTGCTCGATGATTTTGGCCGCTTCGACAGCGCGCTCAGCGGTGCGCGGATCTGGAGTTGGCTGACCGGCCAAAGCGATGCTGAGAGCTTTCTCCCGCCTTTCGGAGGACAACATGACCCGGCCGCTATGGACGAGGCCAATACAGAGATCGATGCATTCGTTGCAGATGAACACCGCAGGTCCCGCGATGAGCTTGCCGACGTCATCCTTGTCCTTGCCGCAAAACGAGCAGACGAGCTTCGATCCGATGCTCACGGCGCGTCCTTCTCGACAACGCGAAGCCCGATCATGTCGGCGGCCCGCTCCACCAACTGCCGAGAGGCCTTTGGCCCCAGCGTTTCGACGACAACCAGCGCAAGCCTGCCGCGGGGAATGCGGATCAAATGAACGCCGGTCTGAATGGGGATGGTGAGTTGCTGGCTCATGCCGCCTGCCTCGACGGGCGCGAGCAACCTTCCGGCCAAGCAATATCGCTTGACCATTGATCGGAGAGCCACATCATTGCGCGTTCATAGCTGCGAACGGTCAGACTGCTTCTGCCCGAGGCGACGCTGTCCAGCCTTCGGCTGTCACGGAATATCTCCCCGGACACAGTCGCCCGAGAGACGCCGCGGTGGGCGGCATAAGCGTCGGCACAACGGAGGAGTTGCTGAGCGAGGTCCATGCGCCATGATATGGGGTAAATATACCGCGTTCGTCAAGCGGAAAGTGGGATATCTACACCGTCACGACCGCGTTTGATGTGCGGTTAAAATACCGCATGGACTGCGAACTGATGCGCGAACGTATCCGGGAAGCGATAGCTGCGGCTGGCACGACTGCCAATCGGGCCAGCGTGGCCCTCGGCTGGGACCGGGGCTACGTTGGCAAGTTGGGGACAGTCCAGGCGGGGAAGGTGCCGGAGCCAGGGGCGTTGAAGCTTAAGTTGCTCGCGCGCTATCTGGGAGTTCCATCATCCTGGTTCGTCGATGCCATTGATCCGGATGCGGCTGAGCGAGCCCGTGGCGTCAAGTGGCCGCCCCCTGATTCTTCTCATGTCGAGGTCTCCCCAAAGCCGGGCCAATTCATCGAAAATCGTGACGAACTCGCCCTCCTGGCGTTCTGGCGACCGCTTGGGAAGGATAAGCAGCGCTTTATGCTCGATTTGCTCAGGAACGGGGCGTTGGGCGCTACCATGGATTCGGAAGCTTCGTAACTCAACCACTTCACCCATTTGTCTTATCTCTTTTGGCGTAGATGATTATCGTTGCGCCAGCACCCTAACAGCTTTGTGAGATTATTGACCCAATAGAGATTTTAAATATCTTTCTTGGTTTAATCGGTTTTTCAGAAATTATTCCCTCATATCGGCGCGAGAAAGGAAAATTCTTTCTAATTTGCTCGCAATCTTGGGAACTGCTCGGGACACACCCATGACAAGCCGCACTGTTGGAATAACGAGGGTGGTCCTCTGGTCGCCCGCTAGGCGGCGGGTGATGAGCAGCCGCATGTCGGCGAGCCGGTAGATCTCCTGCCTGACAGCGAAGGTGCTGGCGAGCTGGGCTGCATGCCGCTGATAGTGACCTACCGCGGCGTGATGTCCGCGCCCGAATTCAACCAAGATAGCGCGCACCAGCTCCAGGCGGAGCGGGCTTTTCTTAATGACGTCGCCGAGCAGCCCCCCGAGCGCCTTATCCCGGTCATCGAGGAAGCGGCGCACAAGGATGAGATCGCGGTGGACCGACGGATCGAGAGAGCCGAACGGCGCCTCCGCGTCGAGGTTAGGGGCGGGCATAGCCGGCGCACTATGGAGCTACCCCAACCACGGCTCAAGCTATTCGAGGGTGTAGGCTACCATGCTAGCGCCAGGCCGATTTTGGCCGGCTATTGACCCAGTAAGAACTGAACCATCGTATTCCCACCGATCTTATAGAACCGAAATGTGGAACTGTAAGTCTGAGCATTGCTCATTGTAACAGTAGCGGAGCAGTGCTCCTGGTCATCGTCTGATGAAATCTGTTCGGCATTCGCCCAGTTCACGATGGACAGACCGTCTACTTTGCCCAGGGGAGCGTTGGCTATAGCGGACTCCACACTTTGCTTGGCGATATTGCTATCGCACGCGGGAAAAGATCGTCCGCCAGAAGCAGCATAGTCGAGCTCTCCCCCACTTTGGACGAACGTCCAGATGAACGCTGCGGTCGCCGCCGCAACAATTCCCGTTGAGATCAGCTCAGCCCCGCCGGAGAGGACGGCGGAGCGCATTCCTGCTGTTTGCGGCTGTCCGCAGTGCGGACAAGCTTTCGCCCGCGGCGAGACAATGCCGCCGCACGAATTGCAGGGCGCCGCATCGGCCATTGGTTTGGCCCTTCTTGACGGAAGCGCCTCCAGGACGAGGCACAAAAACGGAAGAAAGAAGCAGCAGAACGACCAAGACCCGGAGAATCCTTTTCTTTTTGCAACCAGCCAGCCGGATACCGCGCCGGCAATAGCGACGATGAGCATCGACCAAAGTTGAATCGCTGACACGAGGGCCTCCCGTTTTCGTGAAGGTAGCCGGATTGCCGCCACTTTGAAGGGTGTAAATATCCCGCAGTTTTCTGTTGACGATGTGGTAAATATACCTCATTCTTTCTTCTCCGGGACGCGCCACGGCAAGGGGATGAGAGATGAACGACCTCGCTATCCACCACTTCGAGAACAAGCCAATTCGGGTCATTCCTGGCACGGATGGCGAGGCTTGGTTCGTGGCTCCCGACGTCTGCCGGGTGCTGGAGATGTCGGATGTGACCTCGGCGCTACGCGTCCTCGATGAGGATGAAAAGGGTCCGCTGACTGTGCGGACCCCTGGCGGCGAGCAGATGGTCAACTGCATCTCCGAGCCGGGCCTTTACAAGCTCATGTCCCGTAGCCGTAAGCCGGAAGCCAAGCGCTTTGACAGGTGGGTGCGCCACGAGGTGCTGCCGGAGATCCGGCGCAGCGGGGGCTACATGCTGGCCGGCCCTGACGAGACGCCGGAAGAGCTCGCGCTCCGCGCCCTTACTGTGCTGCAGGCGACTGTCGAGCGCCAGAAGGCCCAGCTCGCTGTCGCGATGCCGAAGGCAGAAGCGCTCGATCGCATCTCGGAAGCCGAAGGCAGCTTGTCGGTGACCGCCGCTGCCAAAGCGCTTCACATGCGACCGAAGGACCTCTTCGCCTTCCTGCAGCGCCACGCCTGGATCTACCGCCGCGCCGGTTCTGGAACCTTCCTTGGCTACTCGTCAAAGACTGTCAGTGGCCTCGTCGAGCACAAGGTGACGACCGTGGAGCGCGCCGACGGCACCGATCGGGTGATCGAGCAGGTGCTCATCACCGCCAAAGGCCTCACGCGGCTGGCCGCGTTGATCAAGCCCATCGGCATCGCCGCTTAACCTCGCGCTTAACTTTCGCGTTTGCCGACGCCCAGCGAAGCGTCGGCCTTCGTGAGCGTTAGCTTCACAAGGAAATCGAAATGTCCAAGCGTAAGAAGGCTGAGGCAGAGATCCCCAGCGACGTGGCTGCTGAAGAGATCGTCTCCGTCAAAGGCTTCGACGCCGATCTGAAATGCCGAGGATTCCAATACGAGATCGGCAAGACCTACGAGATCGACGGCGAAATCCAGGCCTGCGAGCGCGGCTTCCACGCGATCGAGGGGCATCCCTTGGAGGTCTTCAGCTATTATGCCCCAGCGAGCAGCCGGTTTGCTCTCGTGCGCCAGAGCGGCGCGCTGAGCCGCGATAGCGATGATAGCAAGGTTGCTTCGGCAAAGATCACGGTCGATGCCGAGATTCGCATCCCCGAGATCGTCAAGCGCACATGGGAATGGGTCTGGTCTCGCGCCAAGCTTGAAGAAGGGGCCTCCGCGACCGGCTACCAGGGCGCTGCCTCCGCGACCGGCGACCGGGGCGCTGCCTCCGCGACCGGCGACCGGGGCGCTGCCTCCGCGACCGGCTACCAGGGCGCTGCCTCCGCGACCGGCAACCTGGGCGCTGCCTCCGCGACCGGCAACCAGGGCGCTGCCTCCGCGACCGGCAACCAGGGCGCTGCCTCCGCGACCGGCAACCTGGGCGCTGCCTCCGCGACCGGCGACCGGGGCGCTGCCTCCGCGACCGGCGACCGGGGCGCTGCCTCCGCGACCGGCCGTTATGGAAAAGCCATGGGCGCCGACGGTTGCGCGCTCTTCCTTCTCTACCGCGACGAGGATTGGAAGATCATCCATGCGCGCGCGGTGATCGTTGGGCGGGACGGGATCAAGCCTCTTACTTGGTACCAGCTGAACGACAGCGGATTGCCGGTCGAGTGCGAGGCGCCGCGATGAATTCGCTCGATCGTCTTCGATCTGCCAGGGAGCAGCTGGAGAGTGCGGTGGAATTCGTCGCGCTGATCAGCCGTCCGATCGCCGAAGGGGAGCGCGTGCCGTGTCACAGCCTCCAGACCCCCGAAGTGACGATCAGCATAGTCGCGCAGGAGTGGCACGGGACGCGGCAGAAGATCTTCAACTGCCATGCACTCGATACAGCGCTGGCGGAAGTGATCAAGGAGCGGTTCTCAGAGCTCTCCCAGGCGGCGATCGCGCGCATGGAGGCGTGCGTGGAGCAGCGCAAGCTCGATGCCTATGCCGAGTTGCAGGAGCTCGCCCCGTGAGCGCCCAGGGTGCGATCTATCACCTCGCTATCGGCGCAGTTCTGGCGGTGGGCTTTTGGTGCGGCCTCCGGCCGATTATCCGGACCCTCGCCTATGACGCGGCTGCCGTGGCGATCCTGGAAAGCATTGCCGGCCCGAATACTCCAGGAGAGGACCGGTGAGCGGCCAAACCAACCCCAGCGGGCCGACAGAATCGCATCCCACAGCGATGCACCAGCAGGCGACCGGTCGGCACGACGAAGACACCAAATGCCTGCGCCCGGGACATGACCTGACCTGGGGACGCATCACACGCGGCACGATCCTTGAGGGCGTGCCCTACGATTGGAGGCTCTCGCTATGACGATCGAGACCGCGCTCCCAGCGCCGAATGGCCTCTCCAGCGCCTGGCAGGCCTCTTCTCCTCCGAACTACTGGAAGGCTGTCGATGCCGAGATCCGGATGCGGAAGGGTGCGGGCGAGCCTGGTGCGCTTTGGCTCGAGGAGCTGGCGCCGGTCTACTGCGCCGGCATGTCGCCTGAGGTGGCTGCCGCGCGCATCCTCCAGCGCCGCGGACATCGCGCCAAGCCTGAACGGACCGGCCGCCGGCGCCGTGGACCGATCAAGGTGCTGATCGACCTCTGGCGCGAATGGGACTTCCGCCGCTCGCTCCGCGCAACGGGGAGGGCGTGATGGACTCCATCGAGAGCCTTTCGCCCAGCGTCGAGGAACGCAAAGTCGCCTTTGAGGCCGTCCTACCCGCCGTCGCTGTGCGCGCGGTCTCCCTGTTCACCGATTCGGAATCCTTTCGGGTGAATCTTAAGGGTATCTATGTAGAGCCCTGCGAGGAAGGCGCCGTGATCGTCGCTACCGACGGGCATGTGCTTTTCGCCGTCTACGACGAGCTGGCCTTCGCCAGCTGCGCTGGTGTGATCGATCTCTCGCTTTCGATGCTCAGGGCAATGGGGAAGGGGACAAAGGAAACTCTGGTTGTATCGGGTCTCAAAGCCTCTCTCCTCAGCTTGCCCTGGAACCCGCGAGACGAAGCCTCAAATCGCGAGCTGCTGGAAATGGCGACAAACCCCGGCAGCCTGGTCACGAACCATCAGTGGTCCGGAGCATGCACCGATCTTCCATATCCTGATTGGAGGAAGGTACTTCGTCCGCTGGCATCCGAGCGGTCAACCTCGGCGCACTTCAATCCAAAGCTGTTGGCGAAGCTCGGCAACGCCTTTCAGATATTGAGCGACGGCAGGCCTCCTACCATCACGATGGCGCCGATGGAGGGCGCCGACCCGTCAATGTCGCCGCACTATGCCTTCGGTGGGCGCGAACAAGCGATCGGCGTGGTTATGCCCATGCGGATTCACACCAGTCCGACTGTGCCGAGCTGGCTACTCGCGCCAGCGCCTGTTGCCGCTGTCCCCAGCGCTGAGGAGGTGCGGTCATGACGGAGGCCGCCACTGGCGCAGTGAATGATCGGCGAGAAGATCGATGTGGGTCCATGAACCGGCGCCCCAGCGTTAAGCCCCCGCTCGCCTACGAGGTGAGCGACGGCGACGAGCAGATGGTGATCATCTTTGCCAGCACGAACGCCGCTGCGCGTCGGCTCGGTGCGAAAGAAATGGACATCGATTTTGACGAGGTCGATTCCTGCCGGCGCCGCAGCCAGTATGACCAATATTCACCAGGGCCCGTTCCTCCGCTCGTCCTCATCGACAATGGCTGGTGGTTTGAGTGCCACGGGTGCGGCCGCAAGATCTGTGCGGATCCATGGGACGAAGAGAACGAGACCGACGTTGGCCCTGAGAACGCGGTGCAAGCGCCAGGTAGTGGTCTCTACTGCTCTGAGGTCTGCAAGGCCGACAGCGACCAACAGAAGGCTGAGTGTAAGGCCGTAGAGGCCGCTGGCGTCGCTGCGATGGTCCGCTATCTCATGTCCGGCACGCCCATAGCTAGGGTCGAACGGACCCACGGCTTCGCCAGCTACAGCTCGCGCCATGGCCGGATTGAGCTTCAGCGGGTGGTGGTTGATTTCTCTCTGCCTGGAATCCCCCAAGCCGGATCGGTGCGGTACGAGAAAGACTACAGCGGGTTGCCGAGCAAGGTGGCAAAGGCTCACGCGCAGATCTACCTCACCCGCGCGTCACTGCCGGTCTTCGAAGACTACCATGTGCGTCGTTATATCGAAGAGGGCTGGGACCGGTGGGACGATGACGGTGGGGCGCTGCACTCGCAAAGCGAGCGCCAATGGGCCGCAGCATGACGCCAAACCCGCTCGATCTTCCAGCCGCGTCGCCGCGGGCGCCCAGAGAGACTCGGGCGAAGCCATCTCGCCGCGCGCGCCGCGGCGCGCAACTGCGCCGGCAGATCGGCCAGTGGCATCTCGATGACGGCATAACCGTCGTTCTGTTCGCAGGCCTGGGCGGCGCCTGCGAGGGCCTAAATGACGCCGGAATCCCCGTGGCTGTGGCGAACAACCACGACGAGGTGGCCCTGGCAGCCCATGCGGCCATGCACCCTCACACCAAGCACATCCGCGGCGATATCTTCGATGTCGATCCGATTGTCGCGACCGGAGGCCAGCGGGTGCTTAACCTGTGGGCTTCACCGGACTGTCGAGATCACTCCGTGGCCAAGGGTGGCGCGCCGAGGTCACCGCGGGTGCGGTCGCTGCCCTGGCAGGTCTGCCGCTGGATGGGCAAGACGGCCCCTCTGGTCGTGTACATCGAGAATGTCCGTGAGATCCGTGGCTGGGGTCCGTTGATCGCGAAGCGGTGCCTGAAGACCGGACGAGTGATCAAGATCGACGGTACGGTTGCGGCCAAGGGCGAGCGCGTGCCGGTGCGAGAGCAGCAGCTCGTGCGCGACCCCCAGCGGATCGGGCGCAGCTATCGCGCCTGGGTGCGGCACATGCGGGGGCTGGGATACGCCTATGACAGCCGCGACCTGTGCTGCGCCGATTACGGGGTGCCGACCACGCGGCGGCGGTTCTTCGCTGTCGCCAGGCGCGATGGAGTTCCAATCGCCTTTCCGGCGCGCACCCATGCCCCCGCGCATGAGGCTGCGGCGCTTGGGCTGCTGCCTTGGGTGCCAGCGTGGACGATCATTGACTGGTCTCTGGTTATCCCCAGCATCTTCGACCGCGCGAAGCCTCTGGTGCACGCGACAGAGAGGCGGATCGCCGCCGGCCTCCGGCGCTATGTGCTGGAGAGTGCCGCGCCGTTCCTTATCCCTATCACCCATAGCGGCGCGCCGCGTGTCCATGGCTTGGACGAGCCCTTGCGGACGCTGACGACGGCACACCGCGGCGAGATCGCCCTGGTGGCGCCTAGCCTGACGGTCTTCAACCAGAATTGCGTGGGGTCGGATATGGATAGCCCGGTACCCACGGCGACGGCAGGCACCGCGCGCGTGGGTATCGTTGCCGCGTCGCTAACGAAGTTCCGCGCTGGATCTGCCGGGGCTTCTTTGGATGAACCGCTGCCGACGGTTACCGCCAATGGGCACGGCAAGCGTCAGGGCTGCGGCATCCCTCTGGGCGTCGTTGCCGCCTGGATGGCGCAGCACAACACCGGAATCGTCGGCCATGAGATGGGCGAGCCCCTTTCGACGCTTACGACGAAGGGCGGCCCGCAGCAGGTTGCAGCGGCGTTTCTCGCCAAGCTGCGCGGCACATCGACCGCGAACGACATCGCGGCCCCGGTCCCCACGCTCTCGGCCGGCGGCACGCACATCGCGGCCGTGGCTGCGTTCATGGTCAAATACTATGGGGCGGCCGAAGCCGGGCAACGAGCCGATGAGCCACTGCACGCCCTGACGGTTAAGGCCCGGTTCGGCGTCGTCACCGTGACGATCGGCGGCGAGAGCTACGCGGTGTCCGACATCGGGATGCGAATGCTGCAGCCGCATGAGATGGCAGCGGCTCACGAGCTTCGGTTGCCCGATCTGATCACCGTCAATGGAATGACGCGCCCGCTGACGAAGACGGAAGCGACGCGCCTCATCGGTAACAGCGTCCCGAAGCGCATGGCCCAGCTGCTAGCCGAAGCAAATGCGGTCCATGCGCTGCGTGCACCCCAGCGGGAGAGGGCGGCATGACGGTCTATGTCGACGATGTCCGGCTTCCGTTCGGCCGGATGGTCATGTGCCATATGTGGGCTGATAGCTTGGACGAGTTGCTCGCGATGGCAGATCGGATCGGGCTTGCTCGAAAGTGGCTGCAGCAGCCCCCGAAAGCCTCCTGGGAGCATTTCGATATTTCGCTCTCGTTGAAACCGAAAGCGCTGGCCGCCGGCGCTGTGCTGACGGATCGCTTTGGGCCGGTCGAGCATGTCGCCCGCCTTCGTGGCGACACGCGTCGCCTTGAGCAGATCGCCGAATGTCGCGCGCGCCGTGCAGAGGCCGCGCCCAAGAAGGAGCTCGCCCTATGAGAGCACACAATGCGGTCCTTCCTTTGATCCTCGTGGTGGCAACACTTCTCGCCGCGGCGAGTATTGCCTCCTGGCAGACACTCAGGCCGGAGCGCGCAGTCAACCTGCAGGTGATCGTTGCCGATGTCCCGGCAATCGCCTGCGAGCCGGCTGAGCCTCCTATTAGCCGTCTGGGGTGCGCACCATGAACGAGAAATCCCCTAGCGGCATAAGTGCCATGCCGATCGACCGAGCCATACAGATCAACGGGCTGCTGCTAGACGCTTGGATGATCCGCGAGGGGGTTCGGGAAGGCAGGGCGCCGGGATTCCTAGGCGTGACCTTGGCAGATTGCCTCAAGGCAACCCGCACCATCCGCGGCATCGGCCCCACGCGGAACGCTGACGGCCGCGAGACTTATCGGTGCGTCGTAGATGAGAGCGCGATCGCGCGGCTGTTCGCTTGGGCAGCTCTACGGGAGCAGATGACATGAAGGCGATAAGCCTGCGCGCGCCCTGGTGGTGGCTCGTCATCTATGGCGGGCGGGACATTGAGAACCAGAGCCGCGGAACGAGCTATCGCGGGCCAGTTCTGATCCATGCGTCCAGTTGGTGGAAACCGAACGAGGTCCAGAGAGCGCTCGATTTCTGCCCAGCGTCCTCGTTCCTGATGAACGGGACGCCGCCCATCTGGCTGCTGCGTCAGCGCGGCGCGCATGTGGTTGGTGTCGTCGACCTTGTCGACGTCGTCACCGAAAGCGCGAGCCCGTGGTTTCGTGGACGGTTCGGCTACGTGCTCGAGAACCCTCGGCAGCTAGATCCGTATCCGGCGGCCGGACGCCTGGGCCTCTTCGAATTGGCGACACCCCGCCAGCTTCAACCCATCTAAGGATCAGTCAATGCTCCGCAAACTCCTGCTCGTGTCGTCTGTCCTTCTTACCCTTGCTGGCTGTGACAATGCAGCCGACGTCGCAAGCCGCAACCTATCAACAGCCGCCGATCAGTTTCAGATCAATCGCCGCATCGTCTTCTATAATGGCATAACCGGGGACTACATCCTCGTCATCGAGGGTCTCTGCTCTCTCGGGAACCAGGACAGCCCCAGGGAGCTCAGCGTGACGTGCAAGACCGGCCCAGACACCTACAAGAAGCACTTCTTGGGCCTCAGCGACAACGTCACTTATTTTGCCGAGCAGATCCAAGACGCTCCGGTCTCCACCTACCACTACGAGGTGATCTTCAAGCCCTCCGTCATCATTCCTGACGTGAGGGTGCCATGACCAATGAAAGCGACTTTCCTGATAGTGCTGACCTTGCAGCCGCGCGCCGCATGATCGATGAGCTTAAACTCACGGTGGAGGGTCAGAACGCGACTCTGGAAGACTCATCAGCGGCTCTCGCCAGCATCACCAAAGAGCGCGATGCACTGAAGGTGGATAACGCGAGGTTAAGGACGGCGCTCAATTCAGCCTATGCCATCCTTAATGCCATCGCGACGAAGGAGGGGTAGATGCTGATCAAAACTATCGGTCCATTCGGCATTCCGGTTGAAACCGCAGGTCTTCGTCTTTGTCGCATCCTCAGCGGTGATCGTCTGCGCATGTGCGAGCGCGTGAGATTTACTGAGGGTGCGATGGGAGTCGATACCGTTCTTCGTCGCGCGCAAATTTCTGGGCACGTCGGCAAGGTTGCTGAAGAAAACGGCGACTATTGGGCCGATCTGATCAATGCGGATGGAGATTGGTTTGAGACAATTCCGCTAGATCGGGGATCGTGGATGGCCCTCAAGAACCACTGGATGCGGTGCAAGGTAGAAAGCACCGACGGCGCCGGGAAATGACAACCCCAGACCGCACGGCGCTGCTGGAGCAGGTGGCGAGACGAATTTTCGCCATTCGATACAACTTTGGTCCATCCGACCTCGAATGGATCACGATATGCAACATGAAGGAAATCAATGGGTATAGGCAAATCTTTCAGATTGCCGAATTCGTCCTCTCGCTGGCCGAGGCGACGCGGAGAGAAGACGTGCAGATTGTGCGCCACGCAAAGGCATCGGGACAGCCCGATAGCCCATGGCAAAATGGTTTCAACGTTGCGCTCGCATGCGTCTCGGCGGACATAGAGAACACGCCCATCACGCTCCCGCCCATCGGGGACGCGGACAAGGGGAGGGTTGAGTAGTGGCGCGTGACATTGTGAAAGGGGAATGGCTAACGACTGCCCCTAATCCAAGAAGTAGCGCGACTGGCGTAAATGCCGGGCAAACTGGATGGAAGCGTCATTTTTTGGAAGTCCCCAGCTCATCAGAGACTTTTGAAAGGCTGGGATTGCGGCGAGCGATTTGCGGAGTCCGTCCCATGCACGGATGGTCTTCTGATCTGTTCATCGAGGATCGGTGCCAACGCTGTCTAAATCGTGTGGAGAGGGAGACTGACCATGACTGACGAAGCCGAGGCGCGGGCGCGTGAAGCGTTCGCTGCATTGATTGAGGCTTCTGACGAAGTAGAGCGACTGCGCTCCGTTTCATACAAAGCTAGAAATGGCAAGAAAATCTCCATCCAAGCCGATGATGGAGAGCGCATCGATCTGGTTCACTCAGATCAAACTCATGACCTAAAGGTAGCAGCAGATTCGGCGCGCGCGGCACTCGCCGCATGGACCGCACGCGTCCCGTCCGAGGATGCTTGGACGTTCGTCCAGGTGGTCCATGACACATTCAAGCGTGACATCGAGCAGGGCTTCAAGACGAGGGACAAGAAGTTCGCCATCGATCTTTTGTCGAAAGCCTTGGAAGGAGCCCCGGCCAAGGATGATCGGTCGGATGCGGTAGGAGAGATCGCAGTCACCGAAACGAAGCGGGCTATGGCCGATGCTTCCGTGTTTGGGATTGGCTTTTTGTCGATCAAGTTGATCGGATCAGCGCCAGTTATTGAGAGGGTTCATCCCCGGAGGGTGACCGTCTACGCCGACCGCGCCCGAGCTGCGGATGAGCGGGCGGATGCGCCTACGGACGAGGTGTTGAAATCAGCGCGCGAGTTCATCGCATCCGAGCGCGAGGACTACATCCAGTGCTGCACGATCAACGGCGATATGACCACGATGGATGATCTCGATCGAAAGGGGCTCGCAGAATACGATACCGTTTTGGCCTTGCTCGACGCCGACCGCGACCGCGAGGGGGCGCGGTGATGGCTGACATGATCAGCGTAACCCAAGAAGCCGTGGACCGCTTCTATTGGTCGACCGGACGCTGCTGCGCCGGATGCGACTGGTGGAGGCACTTCAATTCCAGCGTTGGCGAATGTCTTGCCACCCCGCCCGTGTCCGATGCGGAGCGCTTTGCCATGGTTGGCATAACGGGATGTTCTTTGCCGGAGGGCTCCGGCCATATCGCCACGCTTCGAGATCACCGATGCGGCGCGTTCGTCGACACCTTCGACTGGTCCACACTTCCGCTCGGGTATCAGAGGCGCATCGGATGGAGTGCAGGGACGGATGGGCGTGATGGGTGAGGGGCGCCTTATGCGGCGCGCGCAACTGCGCGACTATCTCGGGGGAGTGCCCTGGACCGAGGTTGAGGAGCGCATGCGGACCGGGCGCATCCCGGCGCCGCTCTATGGCCTCCCACCGGTCCATCCGAACGCGAGGTGGGACCGGAAGGCCGTCGACCGCGCGCTTGATGCAGAATCGGGGATACCCTTGAGCATCGAGCAGGACATCCTGGAGATGGACCGCGCCATTGGCTACCGGTGACCGCCCGAAGCCAGAATATGTGCAGTTCCGAAAGGGGCGGTGGTACTGGGAGCCATCGAAGCGGCTCAGGGTTGAGCACGGCCTAGAGACGAAGCCTCTGGGCGCCGACAAGGGAGCCGCTTGGGCCTATGCCGAAAAGCTCAATGCCCATGCCCGCCAGCTCGGCCCCGGTAAAGGCTCTCCGGGCAGCGTGGAGTGGATTTTCGAGCAGTTCTTCCTGACGGAGAAATTCACCAGCCTCGGTGCCACGACGCAGCGCGACTATCGCTGGATCCTCCGCATGCTGGCCAAGGTAGATTTTGCCGGCAAATCTGTTGCCGCCCGGGGCGCCAGGTCAATCAAACCGCGCCACGCCGACTCTATTTTCGCGCTGCTACGCGACAAGCACAGTCCGGCAGCGGCGCACTACGCCGCGCGCGTGTGCCGGCGCATTTGGAAGTGGGCAGCTCGGAAGGAGTTTGTGGACTCTTATCCTAATCCTTGGGCTGGAATGGAGCTGCCGACGGCGCCGGCGCGGGATCAGGTTTGGTCCGAGGACCAGGTGCGCGCAGTCATCGCCGCCTCCCTGGAGCACAAGAGGCCGTCCGTAGGTCTGGCGGTGCTGCTTGCCTATTGGATCGGCCACCGCCAGGGCGACATTCTGACGCTGACCTGGGAGCAGCTGGATGCTCAGATCAGGATGACGGCCAAGACCGGCCGGCGCGTGCCGGTAGTGGCCGACGCCTATCCCGAGCTCGCCACAGCCCTCGAGGTCGAGCGAGAGCGGCAGCGCGAGCTGCTTCGGGAGGGCAACATCGAGGTGCTGGAGACCGTCGTCATCTGCGAGCCGACACTGCAGCCATGGAACCGCTGGACGTTCGGTCGGACGTTTCGGGAGATTGCGCGCGCCGCCGGCATTCCCGATGGGCTGCAGTTCCGCGACCTGCGCGCGACCGCTCAGACAGAGCTTGCTGACGCCGGTGCCAGCATCCTGGAGATGGGCACCCATAGCGCCCACACGACAGTGCAAATGGCCCGGCGATATGCCCGGCCGACGGCCGCTCAGTTTCGCTCTGCCGCGCAGAAACGCCTGGCAGGCAAGGCAGAAGTGGACAGCTAGGCCGAGCCTACTTTGCGGAAAATAAGCAAAGGAGTGACAGCATGCATCTCATCTGTTCTGCCAACTTGTCTTAGCATGGGCCCATAACCCACCGCACTTTTTAAGAGTTGAGCACCGTTGATACTGAACTCATCTGCTATTTTCTCGATGTCAATCGCGTGCTTGTCGGGCCGCGCATCGTAGATGCCAAGAACAGCCCACTTTCCCTGTAAAATTGGCCCATGGGTCATAAGTAGGTCTGTTACGGGAACGACTAAGTTCTCGGGTCTGATGGAGCAGAAAACCAGATCTCCCGGGTCAGTCCGCACTCTCATATGAACCGTCCTCGGAAGGCCGTGCAGAAGCTCCAACGTTAAGCGGGCATCTCGTTCGGCTCTTTTTTTGCGAGGCGTTCCCGCAAGTTGGTTAAAATCTTTATCACCATACAGCTTTAACCCCTGTCGTTCCTCGACCATTTTCTGAGCGATGGAGCTCAGAACGTGAGCCTTTATGTCTGTAGTCGAGAGAGCAGGCTTCGCGTATTCCGTGTCAATTAGAAGAACTCTGCCTGTAACAACAACTATGGCACCAGAACCGGCGTTGACCAGGTCTGGGATGATGCATCCGCGGTCAGCCAGAAGATTAAGCAGATCGACGGCATTGGTCCATGTCGGGTCGATCGTTAGCTCGAGATTGTCGCGACTGGAGCGGGTGTTATGAAGTGCATAATCAAGCGTGGCTTTAGCGACTAACGCTGATGCGGTGGCATTGAGGCCACCTTCGTGCTGCGTGCTAGAGCTACTCTCGGTGGAGCGCTTTACCGCTTGCACATGCCCCGACGGATTCAGTTGAGCAAGGAAAGAAGCGACTCGTCGAGCGTCATGATAGAGGAAGTCATAGACGGAATTTTCTTCCCCTTGGCCGGCCGGATCGCTCAATGAAATCTCTCCGCTCACTAGCTTCCCGACAAATTTCATCGCTTTGCCTGGCGAGCTGCCTAAGCCTCTCCGGCAGGAGATTTGCTTCTTTTTCTATTTCTCGCAAGAGACGACTATCGCCCTTTTCCGAAGCCCGAGGCGACGGAGAGCCATGCTTTTCCGTCATAAGTTTTAACCTTCTCGATTATCTCGCGTGAACTAGAGGCGTCCGTCAGAGCTAGCCTCGGTAGTGTAACCCCGGCGCACTATCCACTTCCTGTGTCGGACGCTGACAGCCCTGTTTCAGCAAGAACACTAGTATGAGTGAGGCAGAACCTGCAAATCAATCAAAGGCAGATAATCGCCACGACACGACTGCCATCGGTTGCTCCAGAAAATCAGATACCATCCCTGACGGAACTCGCGACGGAACCGCGATTTTGACGGAACCGAGCGACACATCAACTGATTGATTTTAATGGGTAAAAATGGTGCCGACACTCGGAATTGAACCGAGGACCTACTGATTACGAATCAGTTGCTCTACCCCTGAGCTATGTCGGCGTCGGGGGTCACTTATCCTCATCCGGCGCGGAGTGCAACACCCCTCGT